TTTATACCTGATCTACGTACATCACTAATCAATCTAGGTTCTGCACTATCTGCAATTATTGGACTGTTTACAGGTATTGTTCTACAAATATTAATTACATCACTTGTTCCTTTATCTTGTGCATAATGTAACTCCTGTACATACATTTTTTTATGTCTCCAATTTACAGCTACTTTTACTAATGTTGTAGGATCATTACTAAATCCAAAGTCCATACCATATTGAACAGGAATAGATGTATCAAACTCTCCTTTTTGCCAATTCTCAAATACTGCACCTTCTGCTTTCTCCAACCATCCACCTAATATAACATGATTATACTTTTTAGGATTAGTTAGTTTTATTTGTTCTATCTCATGTAAAATAGAATCATCTAAATTATCTTTATTATCTAGGTAAGTTGTATGAATATATAGTGTGTTATCTTTTTGCCCTTGTTCAAACCAACGCTTATAAATAAAGTGTTCAGCTGTTGTAGGGTTTAAAATCATTATTACCCTATTTTGAGCATTTTTAGATCGTACTGATAAATCAATCTTATCAAATACAGTTTCATCTATTAGTTCCTCAGCTTCATCCAATACCCAACATGTAACACCTGCCAATGATTTTAAATTAGCTGTTTGTGTTCCAGATGATGTTTTCAAACCTTTAAACAATATTTTAGATCCTGTGATATTGTTTACTACTTCATTTTGTGTAATTGTAAATCTATCCTCCCACCCCAATAACTCAATCATATTTAAAAACTCTGGTATAATTGAGATATTAGCCGATATTAGAGTATATCTAGTAAATAATATCACTTCATTCTTTTGTTCTGTTAGAAGTACTAAAAATAGTGTTATAGCAAAAGATTTACCACTACCACGACCACCTGTGACAATATGATATCTTTTATCCTTATTAAAAAAGATTGGTTTATATTTATCATTAATATTTACCATCTTTTATTCATCATCATCAGATTTTACAAAGTTAATTATAGGTGTGTTATTTATCTCTTTGCCTTTTGTAGTTACATCTGTTTCAACTCTATCAGTCCATCCATGATTAGATTTTAAATTCATAATTGCCATGCTCGGTACTATGTTTCCTTTTTTACCGTTATAAAAACAATTACTCTCACAGTTATGTTTTACCTCATCTAACAAAGGTTTTAATGATGGGAATTTATCAGTTATATAGTGGTAAACCATATGATAGGTATCTTGGTTTCTTGCTACCTCGCCTATAAAATCCATCTCTCTATCTTTTGATATTTCAACAGCTTTTTTTAGTAAATCCTCTGCCTCTTCAAATGTCCATTTTTCTGCATTTTTGTTTCCTATCATAATCTAACGTAATTATAATTTGATTGTTGTTTATTTTTTTCTAGCCTTTTTAGTGTTTTTCACAACTTTGCTAGGTGTTTTTAATTTCTTCTTTGCTGTTGCTGCTCTTTCTGCTTTGGATAAACTATTAGCTTTTGCCTTTGGTAAGCATCTGTACTGTTTATTGCTTTTTGTTCTGGATGAGCCACAACTACCGACAATTTTACCACTGCTATTTATAGCAACCCAGTTTTGATTTTGCCACTTTGATAGTTTAGATCCTGTCTTACTACCTTTATACTTACCACCTGCTTTTTTATATCTATTTACAAGTTGTTGTGATGCTCTAGCTGACCATCTTTGACCCTTTTTACTTAACTCACTTTTAATGCGTGATTTAATAGAGTTATAAAGTTTTTTATTAGTTGGTTCAGGCATATCTATTTTTTTTGTGATTTTTTGCCATTACAATTCCATAGCATTCGAGCGAAGTCGTTTGCACCTGCTCCAGGTTTAGATGATTTAATACCACTTGACCGAGCACAATAATTATCCCCTCTCGGTGTACCTGGTGCGACTGTAAAACCTTTTGCACCAAAATGGATTGATCTACCTTTGCCACTGACAGGAACTGCCTTATACTTTTTACCTTTTGCAGTAGGTTTAACAATTTTATACTGTTTCCCTTTAACTGTTACGGTTTTACCTATTTTAATTCTACTAGCCATATATATAAAACAATAAAGTTATAAAAATAGTTTTAAACAAAAAAAAAGGACTACAATTTAATGCAATCCTTTTTGTGCTATAAAATTCAAAAATCCTTAGTATGATTTTAAATACTCTTAATTGTATCCGACCCCAACCACATATTTAAATGTGTGAAGTATTTAAAATATCATACACAAATATACAAAAAAAACCCCCTTTAAACAAATAAAGAGGGCTAAACCAAAAAAAACAGAGTTACTCATACTGACATTAAGCAAAAACCAAATATATAATATATTAATCACTTATACAATAGATAACTCTATTTAAAACCCATTAAAACAGGTTTTAGATTTTTGTTATCCACCATTAGAATCAAGTTCCTTTTTTTTATACTTTCTATCCATTGAAAGTTCTATTTCAACAGCATCTTTAATAGAAAAGTCACCTTTAAGTTTTAGCACTTTCTCATAGGTTTCAATTATCCTATCTGCCATTTCATCACTTACACCTATCTTTTGCAATCCGAGGGCAATTCTTAAGTAATTGTTTTTTTCTTCTCTTGTCATATCTAATTAAATTAACGGTGGGTAACACTGTATAAAAACAAGTTCGTACCTCACCAGATTTTTATACTCAACGTTATCTAATAATTATTTTTAAAATGTTCCAAACTCCTGTAAATAGTACCTTTGTTTTTTAGCACTCGTTTAGGATGTTCTAATAATACATCTACTGCTGATCTTTTCAAAATATCAACACAAAAACTTATAAACACTAATTCACCTTTTTTATTTACTGTGTAGTGTGTTGATTTTTGGATAAAA